GCCTCAAGGCTCTTCTTACCACTTAGGTATAAAATCACAAAGCACTTCAGCTAGAGTGTTTAGTGCTCCTAAGGTACACTTGTTGGAGCCTGAAGCTCCTACAATGTACTTCAGATATATTGAAAGTCCCGATAGCTCATACAGCTTTCCTTTATTCGCTACAGAAGAGGAAGCTAATTATTATGACTTAGAAGAGGGTGGAACAGGTACTAGTCACACTCATACTTACGCAGATGACCCGACTAATACAACTTGGTATATGCCTGATACAAGTTCTAATATGAATGTGGCTTTCTACCCTAGTAACGGGATGGTGTTTAAAGGTGCTCAAGTGCCTGTTACAGAGATTACATCTTTAACTAATGCAGACTTAACTCCTAGCGCTTTTAGTGCATCTGATATAACTCAACAGGAAGGAACTAATGTAAATATTCAGGTAACTCCTCAGGGTGCATCTTGGACGACAAACGTATCTATTACACCTAGTGGAAGTGGATTAGTTTATGACGGGTATAGTGTTATTCAAGGTACTTTAGCTGATGTAGGTTCTGACACTACTTATACCATTACGGTTACTAGAGCAAACTCTTACGGTAGTTCTGTAGGGAGTATGACTGTGACTGCAACTGACGTAGCACCTGTACAAACTAACGACACCGCTTGGACTAAGGCTTTAGATTTTAGTGGGAGTAGTGAACACGCTAAGCAAGTAGGAACTAACTCTAACTATATGCCTATAGCTATGGATGGACTTTCTGCAACAGCAGCAGCTCCTACGGTATCAGGAAATACAAGTGGTGATTTTTATTCTAGACCTTTTGCAACTGTTGTTGTGTTTAAAGCTGACGGAAATAATTCTAACCAACATATATGGAATCAAGGGGACGGAGCAAACTCAGGTGATGATAACATATACTTAAAAGTAGATGCTCAAAACCAACTTCAATTTAATTGGGGGCGTGTTAACGCAGGTTCATTAAATCAAATGAGAGTTGCTAGTGGAATACAATCTAATACTTGGTACGGAGTTTACATAGCTCACGATGGTACTAGATTAAGTTCATCAAATGCTAGTGCTGCTAATTTAGCTGACGCTTTTGATATTAGACTAATGAGTTCAGGAGATAGCTTTGCTTCTTTAGGTAGTAATCTATCTACTAGTAGTAATTGGACTTCTACAGGGGGCAGAATGGACAGGAGTGTAGCAGGTAGCTTTACTATTGGTGGTAGAGGTTCTAACAGAAGCTTTCACGGTAAGGTAGCTAGTTTTGTAGCTACAACTTTAAGAATCAATCAACCTATGCCTACTGAGGCTGAAGCTGAATTAATGATTACTGACCCTGTAAAATGGCTGTCTGACTATAAAGATGGAAATTCATTCAGAGTTGCTTATGGACAAAATGAGCAGACCTTTATAAATGGAGCTACTTATCAAAGTAATTCTGTACTAGCCACTCAAGTATGGTTAATGGGTGACGGAACAAATGACAGCTATTCTAATATGATTAGAAATCAGGTTATGTCTTTAGACCAAAACTATACTAAGTTACAATTAAACAGTATGGTTTCTAATGACATAGAAACTGTAAATATAAATGGATTAACATAATGAGAGCTAAATATTGCAAGTGTAAAAATACTTACACAATGAAAAAATGTAATGAGAGAAAATGCCCGACCCCTGACTATTGGGGTCAGGGCTTAGGCTCTTTAACAGGAGGGAGCACGTTTAACAAGACAGGCGTAATAGAAGTAGGAACTATTCTTGCTTTAGAACTTATAGATGGAGGTTCTGTAGTTTCAGGTTTCCCTGACGCAATAATACAGTTTACTCAAGTCTCTACTTCAGGAATAGGCTCAGGAGCAGCTATACAAGCTAGTGTAGTTAACCTACAGATAACGTCTATTGAGAATATATCTAATAAAGGTGAAAACTTTGTTGTAGGAGATATTATAAATCTTAAGAATGGAGTTAGTGCCGAAGACACCATAGTAAGAGTAACTGAAATAGAAATAACAGGAACAAATTCTGACCCTAGAACCAATAATAACGATAGAGCAGGTCTTTGGGACTGAAAATAAAACAATTACCATACTATTTTATTATAATGTATAATTATTAATGTAATTTTTAAAACTATGAAGAACCCTAAAGAATTATTCAAGGCTATCGTTGAGCTTTCTAGCAAAGCATTAGGTAACGAAGAAGTTGAGAATACTGAAGTAAAGGAAGAAGTTGTTTTAGCTGAAGAGGAAACAAAAGAGGTAGAGACAAAGGAAGCTGTAAAAGAAGAAGCTCCTTCGACTGCTCCTGTTGATGTACCTGTAGCGGTTTCAAAAGTAGAGTTTGATTCTGCGATAGCTGAAATAAAAGAAATGTACACCAAAGTATTGGAAAGCATTTCACCTTCGACTCCTCAAGAAGTACCTGCTGAATTATCAGAAGTGAAAGAGGAAGAAGTAAAAGAAGAAGTAGAAGTAAAAGAAGAAGTATCTGAAGAGGTTATTGAAGAAGTAAAAGAAGAAGTTATTGAAACTAAATCTGAAGAGGTAGTTGATGACTTAGTTCATACTCCTGACGTAGAACTTGAGAAAAAACCTAGTTACTTATACGCTCAAAACAGAAATTTAACAACCGAAGACCACGTCTTCAAAACACTTTTTAATAAATAATAAATAAAAAATAGCAAAAAAAATGGCTACAACAACAAACATTACAACTACATACGCAGGAGAAAAAGCTATGCCTTTTATCTCTGCTGCGTTATTACAACCAACTACTATTAGAAATGGTGGTTTAACTGTAAAACCAAACATCAAATTTAAGCAAGTCTTAAAAAGAGTAGAAATGAGCGACCTTATTAAAGATGGTACTTGTGACTTTACTCCAACTGCAACTCTTGACATCACTGAGAACACACTTGAGCCTAAAGAATTTCAAGTAAACTTTACTCTTTGTAAGCAAGATTTCCGAGACGATTGGGATGCAATCTCTATGGGATTATCTGCTCACGATAACTTACCTCCATCTTTAGCTGAATACATCATCGGTAAGACAGTTGCTGAAGTTGCTACTGCTAACGAATCTATTCTTTGGAATGGTGCTGACGCTAACGAAGGTGAGTACGATGGTTTCTTAGCATTATTTGCTAACGATGCTGACGTAATTGACGTAGCAGGTGCTGCTGTTGATGCAACAACTATCCAAGCTGAAATGAGAAAAGTAGTTAACGCTATTCCTCAAACTGTATATGGAAAAGAAGATTTGAAATTATACGTTTCTTCTGATATCTTAAGAGCTTACGTTTCTTCTTTAGCACTTCAAGGTGGTGGAGATGGTTACTTAAACCAAGGTTCTAACCAAGGATTTGGTAGCTTACAGTTCGAAGGAGTTTCTATCTTTATGGCTAACGGATTACCTGCAGGAAATATGGTTGCTGCTCAATCTTCTAACTTACATTTCGGTACAGGTCTTATGAATGACCAAAACGAGATTAAAGTATTAGATATGGCTGACTTAGATGGTTCACAAAACGTACGTTTCGTTATGCGATATACTGCTGCTGTAAACTACGCTATCGGTTCTGAAATCGTTTGGTACGCTTAATAGCAAAAATGTAATGGGGAGTTCACGCTCCCCAATTACTTAATCTAATTAATTAATTTAAAAAATATAAAATATGTCTTGCGAAAATTTATCTCTAGGAAGATTGAAGCCGTGTAAGGGTTCTGTTGGAGGGATTAAGAATATATACTTCGTTAACTACGGAGACTTTGACGGTATTGTTATGAACAGTACTGATGAAGACGTTATTGATACATTAGGAACGACTGTTTCTGCTTACAAATATGATGTACACTTTTCTTCATCTTTAACACAGAACATTCAAGCTTCTGCTGAAAATGGAACGGTTGCTTTTGAACAGGTTTTAGAAGTATCACTTCCTAAACTAAGTAAAGAAGACCACAAAGAAATCAAATTATTAGCCTTCGGACATCCTCACGTTGTAGTAGAAGACCAAAACGATAACTTTTTCGTTGCAGGTTTAATCAACGGAATGGAAGTTACAGGTGGTACTATTGTTACAGGTACTGCTATGGGTGATATGTCAGGTTATACTCTTACCTTAACAGGTATGGAGAAAGCTCCTGCTAATTTCTTAGATACTAACCTTGTTGATGCAGGTGGAAGTATTGTATCAGGTACTTAATAAATACTAAATACTATTGCAGAAAAGGCTACTTTAACGGTAGCCTTTTTTTTATACAATAAAAACAAAAATAGACTTTTCTTATTATATAGTATGAAACTATTAGATAAAGATATAGCTACTAATAACATAGTTATTATACCTAGAAACTACAACCCTTTCTTATATATCGATGTAAAGATAACTAGAGATGGAACTAACACTGTAGAGACAGTTACAGCATCTTCACATAAAGATACAGGTAAAGGCATTTCTATTGATTTAGAATTTACCTCTTTAATAGAAGGGGCATATTACTTTATGGAAGTATCTCAATCTTCATCTGATTATGAATTTGATTCTAACACGCAAGAATGGTGTTATTTAACAACTCCTTCTGCTGAGCCTAACAAGAAAGTTATATTTAAAGACAAAGCTTTTGTAACAGGCTCTAATAACGAAGAGTACAGTATTAATAAAGGAGAGTTTACTATAGATGTAGCTACTGACTCTGATGAAATTAAAATATATGAGTAAAGAAAAAAGTAATTTAAAGATAGTTAGTTTGTCTAGCTATGAAAGACCTGCAGTAAAAGAATACTCGGGTAAAGATTATGTAGAGTATGGAACTAACAATGATTACTTCAATGACTTAGTAGATAGATTCTTAGGGTCTCCTACTAATGCACGTTGTATTAACGGTATTAGTGATATGATTTACGGTAGAGGATTAGATGCTGTTGATAGAAATATCAATAGAGATTCTTACATCGAAATGAAAAAACTTATAGACGAAGGAGAACTAAGAAAGGTAGTTGGAGATAGAAAACTATTAGGTCAAGGTTGCTTTAAAGTATTATACAACAAAAACAAAACTAAGGTAGTTGCTATTAAGCATCACCCTATGGAGACTCTTAGAGCAGAGAAAACTACTTCAGGTGTTATAAAAGCATACTATTATCACCCTGATTGGAAGAATAAAAAGACTTCTGATAAGCCTAGAAGAATACCTACATTTGGTAACGGAGCCAAAGGTGATACTACAGAGGTATTTGTAGTAAGAACTTATACAAGTTCATTCTACTACTACTCTCCTTGTGATTATCAGTCGTCTTTACAGTACAGTCAGCTAGAGGAAGAGGTATCCAACTATCACTTATCTAATATAGAAAATGGTTTGCAACCTAGTTTATTAATTAACTTTAATAACGGAGTACCTTCTGATGAAGTACAAGGACAAATAGAAAGTAAGATAGCATCTAAGTTTGGTGGTAGCTCTAACAGTGGTAAATTTATCTTAAGTTTTAATGAAGATAAAGACACCGCTGCTAATATAGACCCTGTACATTTACCTGATGCACACGCTCAATACCAATTCTTATCAGAAGAAAGTAGAGAAAAGATAATGTTAGGTCACGGTATTGTATCTCCAATCCTTTTAGGGATTAAAGATAATACAGGATTTGGTAATAATGCAGAAGAACTTAAGGTTGCTTCTAACTTAATGGATAACATTGTTATTAGACCATTCCAACAAAACATTATAGATGCTTTAAATAAGATATTAGCTGTAAACAAGATTTACTTAAGCTTATACTTCAGAACATTACAACCAATTGAATTTAGTGATTTAGATAACGTACAGAACAAGTCTACTAGAGAGATTGAAACAGGAGAGAAATTATCATCTCAAGAGATAACTGATGCAGAGATAGAAGCTATATTTACACAAGAAGAAGACAAGGCTACTATACTAAGTAAGATAAAAGATATATTTAACATAAAAAATAATAAATAATGGCAAAGGCTTTATTCGTTTCAGATACATACGTAAAAAAGAAGTCTATTATATCAGGTTCAGTAGACCCTGATTCTATGCTTCAATTCATAGAGACAGCACAAGATATGCACGTACAAAACTATTTAGGTACGGAGCTATATAGAAAGCTAATGTTATTAGTTTCTAACGGAACTATAATTGATGCAGCTAACTCTGACTATAAAGGCCTCTTAGACGACTTTATAAAGCCTATGTTGGCTTGGTACACTCAAGCTGAGTATATACCCTTCGCAAGTTATACACTGTCTAATAAAGGCTTATTTAAGCACTCATCAGACAATGCTTCTACACTTGATAGAGAAGAGATTGCAGGCTTAGCTAATAGAGCTAACGATAAGGCTGTTTTCTATACAAA